CCTTAAGCTACTACCCAATCCCTAGGCTTGGGTTTCTTTTTATACCAATTACCTTCCTTATCCTGACCTGCTGCCATAGGTGGATTAGCAAACTTACAAGCATATGCTAGTGCATCTATAGTATCATCATGAGCCATTCTCGGTCCAAAGGTTATAATCTCTCTATGCAGATCATAATGCTCTTTCTTAATATGAATCTGCCCTATACTAAATCTTTGTGCTAATATCTCTTGTATCCTATCTCTCTTACTCATTCTTGTTCCTGGTAACTCTGCCTTATATCCTATAGAGAAGTCATTTCTCCTTCTCATCTCTGAATTAATAGCTTGGAATATAGGTTTAGACATAGAAGTATCTTCAATTGTAAAAAGGCTGGGCTTGTAGCTTTTTGAGAAT